TGTAATCAAATAACAAAATTAAATGAAAAATGCAAATTAGAACCAAATAAACCATATTGTCATATTCATAAAAAATTAATAATAAAAAATAATCTAAAAAAAGAAATTATAAACTTAAATAAGACAATTGAAAAAAAAAGTTTAGAAAATAAAGAATTAAAAAAAAATTTAGAATTCTTTAAAAATGAAGTTAATGAATTGAATAATAAAATAAATTCAATGATTGACAATTATAATAAATATGAAGTTATAAAAAATTATAATAAACTAAAAAATGAATTAATTAATATTAATCCACAATCAACTCCATATAAAATATTAAATAATCCTTATTATAAAAATTTAATTGAAAATAAATATAAAAAATCTCAAGAAGATTTAAAAAATGAATTTACAAATTTAAGAATTAATAGAAATTTATTTTGTCATTAGAATTACATTTACAATAATGATTTAACATTCTAATAAAATTACAATAACGCATATAATCATAAGGTGAATTATATTTATTAATTAGTATATCAGGATATTCATGAAACCTATATATTATTTTTTTTAAACTACACATTAACCAGACACGCAAGCTAGTCTTGTCGGGTATATCTAATTAATTATTTTTTTTTTGAAATATAATATATACTACTCCTCTAGTATTACTATAAAATGATTTTAGAATTTGGAAAATATAAAAATTAAAATATACCAAAAAGAATATTATGAAAAAAATAAAGAATATTTTAAACTTAAAGATAAAAAAAGAACTGAGCAAAAAAAAATATATTATCAAAAAATAAAAGATAAATTAAATACAAAATTTGATTGTATATGTGGTGGAAAATATACGAACAGTTCTAAATTAAAACATACAAAAACTAAAAAGCATTTAAGTTATAGTAGTGTTAAAAAAATTAATTAATTAATTTATAAAAAAAATTTATAATAATATAATCACAATTACATTATCAAAATTTAATTATCATAAAAAATTATCATAAAAATTTGATAATTTTTTTTTTGATAATTCTACCATTCAAGTCCACAGAAAACGTTTACTAAAATAATCAGCACTATATTTTGGATAATTTTTATTATGACGTTTATAATAAAGGTCTCTACGTTTTTTATCTAAATGGTCTAAATGAGAATATAAATTTAAACCTGTAGAATCTTTATATTGTTCATAATTTTGATGACCAAAACCTATTTTTTTAATTTGTCCATTTTCTTCTAAAATAGCATTATATTTTTTTGGATATTTACCTTTTTCAAATCCTAATAATTTCATTTTTCCAATGGAACTTAGTATCTAGTCTTTCTATATTTTAAGTATTTATTTTTTTTTATAAATCCTTCACCTTTTATGGTACCTTCTTCTAATTTTTTTTTATATAAACTTTTTAACATTATATCAATATTTTTTTTTACATTTGCTGTTTTATCAAATTCTAAATTATTTTGTTCCGCTATGTTTTGCAATTCTCGTTTTATAGGTAATCCTACAGTTGAACCCGTAGTAGCACGGGTACTTTCACGGATTTTTTCATAAATAGGGTCTCCTTTTAAATATACACGTATTTTGGCATCTTCTGCTAATTGTCCAAATGGTGTTAATTCTCCATCTGGTTTTCTAGAGGATATTTTAGTTATTGGTGAACCTCTAGGCGTTCCACCTTTTGGTTTGCCTTCTTGTTCTATCTCTAAGGCTTTGCGAGTACTTGGTGGTAATGCGAATATTTCAGGTTGTTCAATTGCTAATGTTTTTGATTTTTCACTTGGTGGTAAATAATATATTTCAGGATTTTCTAAATATAATTTTTTTTGAAATTCTTTTGCATTTAAATTTTTAGATTCAGTTTTTTGTTTTTCGATTATTTTTTTTTGATTTTCAAAAGTAGTAAAAGCATTACGTTGCATTCTTTCATCAAATAATAATTGTTGATTTAATACATAATCATTATTAATATCAATTTGTTTTTCGGCTACTTCATTATAATAAGTACGAAGACGTCGATTTAATGGAACATAATATAAAGAAGCCATTTTTAGAAATGATAGTGTACTCCGTTTATATTATAAAAAAATATATTTAATTATGAAATATTTAATAAAATTAGAGACTATTAAAATTTAAATGTTTTTTAGTTTTTAAATGTGTAGATTTATGTCTTAATGTATATTTACCACCACATTCACATATTATTTTTTTATTAATTTTTTCTTTATTGATTTCTCGGTAATTATCACGATATTCTTTTATTTTTTCTTTATTTTTTTCTTTATTATTTTGAAAATAATTTTTTAAATATTCAGTTCTATCTAAATTTTTTTGTCTATTTGCTTCAAATTGTTTTTTTAACGGTTTAAAAGTTTGCATTATATTAATAGATTTTAATTTATTAATCCATAATTGCTCATAGGCTAATAAATGCTTTTTATCATATACTTCATATTCTTTAATTAAAATAATTTTAAAATTTTCAACACCATATTCTTTAAAATATTTTGAAATACAAGTATCATTATTTCTTTTATGCTTACCAAATCTATTTCTTAATTTATCAAATGTTGAACCAACATAACAAATATTACTTTGATTATGAATAATTTTATATACTCTCCCAATCTGCATTATGCTTATTATATAATATATAAAATCTTATCTTTAATATAAAAAAATAAAGCGTTTATATGATTTATATGCATTTAAGCGCTTTGAATGGCACAAGTAGCGGTGTTAATATCCCAATTTTTTTCATAAAATAGAATTGCAATAACTTTCATACCAAAACCGGGATTACTTCCATCTGGTGAAGTTGGAGAACCATTAGTGCAACTAATTTGCACTGAACGACTCATACCATCATCTGATTTTAAACGTCTTTGTAAGTCAAAAACATAGTATCTATGATTTTGCTCCCATAGTTGCTGTGTTAAAAGTCCACTAGTCATTTCATCAACTAATCCCGAATTTGCTCCTTCTTGTACACCATTCATAATCCAATGTTCATAGTCATATTGAATTGGATATTGGAATAAAGGTTTATTTGCAACATATACTTGAATATTATCTAATTTTGCAAACGGAGAACTTGTAGCAGGAACTGTATCAAATGGACTAACTTCTGGATTATTTAAATAACTTGCACCCCCTAAATTTTGGTACATTGGTAATAATACTAATTTAGTAGGATTTGAAACACCAACTGTAATAGTAAAATTTTTAGTTTCTCCAGCAGCCATAGTAAAAGGATTTACGATTTTTTCTAATGTTTTAAAACTTTGAACTTTAGATAAGGCTGAGTCAGTATTAGGATTTGCGCTATAATATGGCATTACAAGTCTAGCATTTGAAATTAAAGGTCCACTTGAATTAATGTTATTATTTGAAGTTCCATCAATTGTACCTATTATTGTAATAATTGGAGCAGTTGTAGTTGCAGTATTTGATAATTGTACGCCGCCGTTTGAATCGTAAATTACATTAAATGGACAAGTTAAACCAGTTAATGGAGTAACATTAACAGAAGTAATTGAACCAGAAGTATTTAATCCACCAGTTAATTGAACTTGAAAAGAATTAAAAGTAAGGTACATATAACCTTTAATATTTTTACATAATGGAAATTGGTCAATATCAAATAAATCTTTAACTCGAACGGTTGCCATTACGAATTGACTATGTAAATAAGTATTTACACTATTTGAAGCAGAAGCAACTCCAACATTTGATTTACCAGCATTTTTATAACCAGAAGACCCAATTGTACGTCCTCCGACTGTAGTAGAAGCAATATTATTATTAATATGTTGCATTCGGCTAGAAACGCCCTTATTAAATAATACATTTTGATTATTTACCGCATCAAAACCACGAATTGATGTAGCAACGGTACTATAAGTAGCATTATTTAAACCAATTGTTGTATTATAAGTTGTAGCAACTTCGGAATCTCCAGTAATATCATCAATAGCAACACCACAAGAAAGTCCCCATTTTCGTAATGTATCTTGCGACCAATTTTTTAAAATACGAAAACTAGCACTGACATTTTCATATGGTTGTTGACTTTGAATAGTTTGCCCATTAATAATTAATTGTGCTGAATTAATCCATTGATGATAACCATTTTTACATACAGCAGCAAAAATACCAGCACTTTGAGTACCTGTAGTTCCTCCTGCCCCAGCAGTTGTTAATTGGGCAGTTATTTTTACAGGAAATTCAACTACGGCTTCTGATAACGAAACCCAGTTTTGGCTAGAAAATGTTGATAAATCAAATTGAATTTGACCACTTGAAAATTGTCCGCTATTACTAGTAGAATCAGTAATAAAGTTATATTTTTTTTCATTAAATAATACAGGTTCTGAATTATCACGAACTGAATTTTCAAACACTAAAGTATCACCTTCTAAACTCATAGTTTAATAAAAACAAGGGTTTTTTTTAGTTAAAATATTAGAAATAATATATTATTAGTAATATAAAAATTAGAAAAAAAAAATTAATTAATTCCAATGTTTGGGAATTTAATTAATAGAAGTTCTACAAATGAATTATATAATTTAGCGAATCAATTAGGATTAAATGATTTAATAATAATAAGAAAAAATAAATTTAATGATTACAAAAATAATTATGAAAATATTATAATGAATTTAGATGATAAAAATAATGGTAGTCATTGGATATGTGCTAATACAAAATATAAAATATATTTTGATTCATACAATCAACCTCCACCTAATATAATACCAAAAAATTATAAACAAGCAAATAGTCATTTTGAAATTCAAAGTTTAAGAAGCGAAATGTGTGGTCAATTATGTGTATTATTTTTAAAATTTTTACAAAAAAAAAATAATCCAAATGATGGAATAAAAGAATTTTATAAATTATTTAAAGATGTTTATCCCACGGAGCATAGCTCCTAAGGAGCGTGGCTATAAATAAAGACCTCGACCTTTTGGAGAATTTAAATAAAGTCCTTCTCCTTTTGGTTTTTTAGTTTTTTTTGGCATTGCTCCAATTCCAGTTGCTTCTTTTAAAGCAGTTCGTGCGGCTCCAACTAAAGCAGGTTGACCAGTAAATGCTGAAAGAGGTCCTACAGCAGCATCAGCAACGGCAGGAAGAACATTCTTTTTTAACCAAGGCCAGGCTTTATCTTTTAACCAATCAATAAATCCTGTACCTTGAATATTTGAATCTAAAGTTGCTTGTAATTCTCCAGGTGCTAAATATAGAGTAATACCTTTACCTTTACGTACACTTTGTTCAATTAACTTGTAATTAGTTGGATGTAGTAAAATTACATTTGAACCTTGACCAAGTTGACTATGTGCTAAACGAATAGGTTTTCCTTGTGCAGCCTTTAATACTTGTGCTTTTGAAAGATTAATATTAGCAGGTTTATAAACCATTTTTTAAAAATAATATTTTAAAAATAATATTTTATAATAATATACTTAGAACTAATTATATTAATATGAAAATAAATAAATATCGTAAAAAAAAATTAATTAAAGCACAAATATTATTAAAATATTTTTCTATAAAATCTGGAAATGATAATCCTAAATTAGAAAAAGAAATTGATAATTTAGTTAATCAACTAAAAGGTTCAGGATTAAGAATAGACTCTTTGAGTCGTGGCTAGGAGCTAAGTTTTTAATTTCATATATAAAACAACTTCTTTACTTGAACGATTTAATCTATTATTTTCATCACAGCATCCAGTACGATATCTTGTATTACAAGATTTACAAAATGAATAATATTTAATTTTAAATTTTTCATTATAAATTATAATATCATCTTTAGATAAATTATAAGACATATTATTTAAATTATTTTTATCTAAATTATAACAATATTCTTTAAATTTTTTTCTAATATCTGATAATAATGTATATTCATCATCATCAAATTTTGTATTAGTATCTAAAAAATTATTTAATAATTCTATTCTTTTATTATTTTTTACTTTTTGTAATTTATAAGTTAAATCTTCAATGTCTGGTATTTCTTCTTTTTTTTCTTCTTTAGGATGTAATAATGTTGAAATAGTAGCTATTCCGTTTCTTCGTCTAGAATAACTCATTGTATTAGTATGTGAGTATCTATTGGTTTGAGTTTTAAACCACCTCCTGAACTCTTTACTATATTATTAGAATTATTTTTAATTAATTTTTTTAATTCTTTTGATAATGATTTTTCATTAAACTTATTTATTTTATCTGCTTCAGGTTCATCATAATTATTTAATAATGATTCAATAAATTCTTTATTATTTTTGGATTTTTTTAAATGGTATTTTTTCATTTTATTTTTGAAGAAAATCAGTAGTATTACCGTTACGACTGAAGTAAAATAGTGGTGTATATTAATAAAATTAAAATTTTTGAAATGTTAAAATAATACCATTTGGTAGAGTTTTACTATAATATTGAGCACCACGTATTACATCATTTTGAATAAATCTATTATAATTAGTAGTTTTTCTATGATTTTTATATAAATAACCATTTTCTTTTAACCATCTTTTAGCATCTGTAATTGGATATTTATCTGGTACTTGAATAGTTTGTAAATTAGGATTATCATATCCATATTCAGTAGCACGTTTTTTAGATATATATGGCATTTTTAAATTAGTGAAGTTAATTTTATTGTATATCTAATTTAGATATAAATTTTTCTAATTTATTTAATCTTTCTTCAAGTTCTTTATTTTTATTCATTAATTTTTTTATCATCATAAAATTAATTACTGAAACTTTATTATAATCTATAGACATTTGAATTCCTTCAATATCACCTTCTTCTTCAAATTTTAAATTTTGATTTTCATTAAGATTTAATAAATTAATATAACCTAATTTATTTAAATCTTGTGCAATAAATCCAATTTTTGGAATTGTATCATCAGAACCAATATAATCAAAAGTATAAACATTAGCATTATATAAATTTTCACAATAATTATTATCTAATAAATTAATATTTTTTTTAACTCTTCTATCTGAAGTACAATAAATAGAACTACATTGAATTGGTCCTGCAAATGTTGCTGAAACACTAACAGTTACTGGACCTAATTGAGATGTTGTATATGCAGTTGATGAGCCTATAGCATATAATTGACCTCCTACATTAAATGTATTTGAAACTGTACCAGAAACTGATAAATATGTTGATGGTGATGTTGTATTAATACCTACATAACCATTTGCCTTTATTATCATTTTAGTTGAATTATTGGCTCCAATTCTTAAATCATTATTTGTAAGAGTCCCCATAAATACTGCATTTGTTGATGTAGTATTAGCCCCTGAATTGACTTGAATTTCAAATTCAACAGCATCAAAATTATTGCTCTGAAGATTTAATAATTTTTGATAACTCCCATCTGTGTAATAACTGGAGCCTCCAACTGAAAGTTGAGCGATTAAAGATTGATTTACAGCACATGCTCCAGTTGATGCAACCCGCAAACACTCACTAACATTGGCAGCACCTAAATTTAAAAATACTAAATCTCCTGAGCCGGTACCTGTTCTTTCCGATAAAATTACACTAAATGGCATTCCTGTATTATCTGCAGCATTTCTAAATGCTATTGAACATCCAGGATATTGACCAATCCCGGATACTGTAGATAATAATGATAAACTATATTGGTCAGCAGTAGTTGTTCCTGTTAGTGCTGTTGAATTAGCATTTGTTATATTTAATTTATTTATTCCAATAATATTTTTATTTGAATCTAATACCAACGCTTTACTAGCAGATGCTGTACCAGTAGTTACACCTGATAAATAATTCAATTCTGTAGCAGTAGAATTTACAGTACTACCTGCTAATTGAAATCCACTAATTATATTTGTAACACCAGCAGATGTTATATTAACTCTTACAGTATTATTTGTTTGAAGTGAAAAATCATTAGCTGAAATTGTTCCCATAAAAAGAGTACCATTATTACTATGAAATACAGTTCCTGTTGATGTACCATTTGTAAATAATATTTGTCTTGAGTCTGCTGTTTTAGTTAAATTTAAAATACTATTAATATTACTTGAAGAATCAACAGTAACTGCTTTAGATGCTGTAATAGTTCCTAATGTTGTACCTGATAAATAATTTAATTGTGTACCTGTTGCTGTAACTGATATACTATTAAGAGTGAAATTTGTAGTTGATAAAGTTGTAGTAGATAATGTATTTGCTACAACTACATTTCCACTATTATTTAATCTCATTACTTCAGAAATAGTTGCTCCACCTTGTCGAGTATAAAATATTAAATTTCCATTTGAATTACTTGGTTTATCTAAAATTATAGAAGCCAATGGTACTGTATCTGTTGATGATGTATTAAAAGCAATACCATTTAATAAACCAGTCGATGCTGTCACGGCATGAATATGCATGGGATAACTATTTCCAGTTGTTGATGTTGTTAAAGCAATTGGAGTTGAGTCATTTAATTGAATAGTATTATTACAATATAAAGTATTATTAACATTAAAACTTGAATCTGTTTCTACATAAGCAGCAACACTTCCATTATTTACAGCAAAACTTAGTCGATTATTTGTTCCGGTTTGTAAACAACATTGTACTCCATCAAAATATGTTTGAAATTGAACAATTCCATCTGATATTTGCATTAAACTATTTGATACTGCTGTATCACCAATAATATCTAATTGCTTTGTTGGTGCTGTATTATTAATTCCTATTAATCCACTACTATTAATTGTTAATTTTCTAGAACCATTACTTCTAAGATGAAATTTATTAGAAGTTGTACTACCTAAAGTTTGGTCACCACTTACAGAATCTATATTTAAATTACATGTAGAAGAACTTAAAGAATTAGATGCTGAAAATGATAAAGAATTAGTTGTATATAATGTTGAACTTGTTAAATTTCTAAAACCAGTAATATCTTTATTTGAGTCAACTATTACTGCTTTTGATGCTGTAACTGTTCCAGGAGTAACACCAGATAATGCTGTAAAATTAGATGATGTACTAATAGATAAATATAATTTATCAGCTTCTTCTTTTGTTAAATAATCTTTTTCTGTATAAAATGCTGATGTATTAAATGTTCCAGTATTAAAATATGGTGGCAAAGAATCCATTTTTTATAAATTTTTATATTTTATATAATATAAAAATTGTTGTTCTTATTTAGTATATATAATATAAAAGATAAATGTTTAATTTTTATGAAAATATCAAACAACCTAAAGTATTAAATCCTAACTTTAAAAAGCATAAAATAGAAATTCCATTCCGTTCACTCATCTGCTGTAGTAGTGGTGGTGGTAAGTCGAATTTGTGTCTTAATTTGCTATATCTTATGAATAAAACATTTCATAAAATTATTATTTGTACAAAAGCAGAAGAACCATTATATAGTTATTTACAAGATAAATTAAAAAAAGGAGTTGAAATTTATTATGGTGGTAAAATACCAGAATTTGAAAAAATGGATTCTGGACAGAATGGATTAGTTATATTTGATGATTTAGTATTAGATAAAAATAAAGCAATAGGTGAAATGTTTATTCGAGGTAGAAAATTAGGTTATTCAATGATATATATTTCACAATCATTTTATCAAACTGATAAATTAATTAGACAAAATGTTAATTATATTTGGTTAGGACGTGGTATGCAAAAAAGGGATTTAAACATGATTTTATCTGAGTTCGCTCTAGGTATGAATAAAAACGAATTAGAACAAATTTATAATGAATTAACTAAAAAGCCAATGAATTTTATGATGATTGATTTTAATAATAAAAATATTAGACATAATATAACAGATATTGTAAAACAATTTTAATTTAATTTTTATATTTTATATAATATATTTGACTTATAGGTAATCTAATAAATAAAATATGAATTCAGGTTTTCCAGTTTTAATTTCATCTGAAAATAGACGTTCAGCAAATACTTATGCTTTAAGTCTTCCTAGTACAATAGATTTAAATAATTTTAGTGTTGCTGTTGGCAATGCTTTTATATATTATTCATGGTATAATATTAATAGTTACCCATTAAATAATAATCAATTTACTTTATCTATTCCTGGTATGAGTGACCAAGTTATTACTATTCCAGATGGTGCATATAATATTACAGATTTAAATAATTATCTACAATATTGGTTTATTCAAAATGGTTTATATATTACTAATAATACTAGTGGATTAAATACTTATTATGCTTCTTTTACAATTTCACCAACTTCATATCAAGTTCAATGGACGACAAAAGTTATTGAATCTGCACTCCCTAGTGGCTATACATCTGGTGGAACTAATATGACTAATGCATTTACAAATTCTGGAGGTTTAAAACATATGCAAATTACAATTTCTTCAACTAATGATTTTCAAGATATTATAGGATTTAATGCTGGAACTTATCCTAGTTCGGCAACTGGCAATCCTGCAACTTATACTAAAAATTCAGATTATACACCAAATGTAAACCCAATTAATGCTATACAAATGAGATTAAGTTGTGCTTATAATACTTTTTCAAGTAATAGTACTTTAATACATGTATTTACTAATAATGATGCTTCTATTGGTCAGCAAATAAATGCTTCTCCACAAGAGTTGCAATTTGTGCCTTGTATTGGTAGCCATAGGGAATTAGTATTATCGTTTTTTGACCAAGCAGGTAGAATTTTAAATATTTTAGACCCTAATTTAGTTATTAAACTTATTTTTAAACAAACTACTTAATCCAACGGAGCGTAGTCCTAGGGCGTGGCAAGAATACTTAATTGGTCTAATGAACGTACACGACTACAACCTACATATAACATTTCTTTTTTACAATCAAAATATTTTAATCCTGTTAAATTTAAACATATATTAATACCCTTTTCAATTGTCTTACCTTGAATTTTATGATAAGTTGTACTATAACATAAATCAAAATGATTATTTAATTGTTTTACTGTAATTTCATAAATAGTATCATATAAATTAATTGATACTTTTTTACTATCGTAATTAATAATACGTCCCATTTCTCCATTATAAATTTCTTTTGTTTTGATTTCTTTTTTACAAATGATTGGCATATTAACTTTAAAATTTTCATCAATTTTTTTTGATTTATTTATTTGATATCCGATTTTGTTGATACGTCTAATTTCTGATTTGATTGGTGATAAAATTAAAATATTGTTATTAATACAATATTCTACTGAAAATTTTTTATTAATATAATCTACTGATGCATTATCATATGTATAATCTAATAAATTAATAAATTGTTCATCTTCTTGTCTATGAACTTCTAAAAAGTACATAGTTTGAATTTTATTAATATCAATTGGTTTACCTGTAATACATGGTAGTTGACGAGTATCGCCAAAGATAATAACTTTACAATTTGCTTTTTTAATAATAGTTTTTAAATCAGATTGATTAATCATAGACATTTCATCAATTAAAATAATATCATGTTGTGATAATTTAGTATTTGGTGATAAAAATCTTTGATATGTCATAACATGTTTACAATCTTGATAATCTTTTAATAATGGTTTACTTGGTACTAAAATTTGAGTATTTGGAATATTATTTGCAATTTCTCTAATATATGTACTTTTACCTGTTCCTGCTTTACCTAAAACTGCTGATAATTTATTAGGAAGTAAATGAACATAATTATAAGTATTTTGTAATTTATCATGATTATTATAAATTAATTCTGGGTTTTGGTCTTTCTTATAAATTTTAGTTTCTTCTCTAAAATAATCTGGATAATTTTTAGGATATTCATTTAATATAATACCATCAATCCAAATTCTTAAAGGTTTTAATTTATAATTTAAAATTGTATCTAAAATTTTTGAATTTGTGTAATCATGAATTGCTCCGACAATATGTGGATAATAATTATTAGTTGATTGAAATTTTTCATTAGGACAGATATATAATTCTTCATTACCAATCTTATAAGTAATACCACCAAATTTACGGCAAATTTCATAATCAGTAGTAATAATATTTTTATTAAATTCATATACTTGATATTTTCCTAATAAAATATGGAAAAATCGTTTATCATATTGTTTATAAATAGAATTTAATTTATTAATATCTAATGTTGTTTTACCTGATGATAGCATGGCTTGTTGAATTGTAAATTTAATATTATGTTTTTGTAATGTTAAAATATATTCTGTAAATCGCCATTCTGAAATATTAATATTTCTAATTGGACAATGATAAGTAATATAATAAAATCCTAATTCTTTATGTAATTTATTAGTATTAATTCTAATTAATAAATCAGTAGGTAATTCACCAAAATTGTCATAAGCATTTTTAATATCTAATAATTTATATTGTTCATTTGCTTTTAATATTTGATTATTATAAAAGATTTGATTATAACATAATTGTTTTGTGATTTCTAGGTCAGTATTAATAGATTGTGGTTTTTCTGAAAAATAATCCATAATTTCATTTGATACTTTATCATATAATGAATATTCATTATTATTTAATTCAAATACTTCATCATGTGAATATTTATAAATTTTATCATGTGTAATAATACCCATAAGTTTTTTATAACAATTAAATTTAATATTAACAATTGTTGATAAATCAATTTGTTCTAATTGATATTGTAAATTACATGTATGTTTAAAATCTGTACTAAATGATAAATTATCTAAACAATTACATTCTTTATCAAGTTTAAATTTAATAATTTCTTTTTCTGGTTCTATTGTTTTATTTAAAATTTCTACGTGATTATTATGATAATTTAAATTTAAAATTGGTCTATTTTTTTTATATTCTTGTTTTCCATATTCATAAATTTTTCCATATACATGTAATTTAATATATAATCTAAATTTATCAGCAATATTATTATAATCATCTTCAAATACTCCTTCTTCAAATTCAGAAAAACAATCTAAAATATATTGTTCTTCTTTTTTAGTAATAGGATTACTATTTTTAATATTATACATATGTTTTTTTACTGATTCAATTACACAATTTCGCGTGCCATCATATGCAACTCCAAATTTTATATTATCATTAGTTTCGTATAAATTTAAATTGACATTATAATTTGTATCTTCATATTGATAATATACACTTTTAAACCATTGTTGAAAATCTTTATAATTTTTATAATAATAAATTAATTCTTCATCAATATCAGGGATTGATAATGTAATAATTTTAGTATTTTTAAAATTATCTTTATTTAAATTTTGAAATTCAGCCTTGAATGTTGTAATATTACTTGGTTTAATAAAAATATCATTTAATACTTTATAACCATTTTTAATAAATTTTTTATAAGCGGTTCCATCTTTTTTAATAATTCTACCAGTTGGAGATTTAATATAATCATCTTTAAGTTGCACATTATTAGATGATTTATCAAATTTATTAGATAATTTAGTTTTTAAAACATATTGATTTTTATTTTTTGAATATTGATATTTATTTTTATCTTTTGGAATTAAAATTCTTTTTGTTTCATCATAATCAAATTCTTTTAAAAGTTTTTGATATGTTTTAGTATTAGTTTTTACTGAGCGATTCGTTTTAGGATTAATTACACTCATTATATATTGTTATATATATTTAATATATATTATATCTTTAAATAGTAATTAAAATGTAATTAGTATATTATATAAAAAAAAAAAATTATAAATAATTAAATTGGTTGATTATTAGCAATAAATGTTTTTAACGCATTATTATGATATTTAGTTAATATATGATGTGGTTTATTAGTATTTAAATATATTTTTTTACAAATTGGACATTCTATTTTTTTAGTATAATTTTTCCATGTGCCTGCTTCTTTTTTTCTTTGAACATAATTTTTATAGGCTCTTTTTTGAGATTCTAACATAGG